TCCTTCCCCCTAACTTGGGGGACACCTCACCAAATGTCCAGTTGTTTGTGTAGGATTTCTGTGCCATTATACCAACCTCGCAAGGTTATATTCAGTCAAAAGTTCTTTCCGTGTCATTTCATCGACAACCTGGTTGTTCGCACCATCATTGTAATCATGGTCATTGTTCATTGTCTCGGATTCCTGAATGCTCAGAAGCGTAATCTGGTACAGTTGTGATGCAACGGACATTGCCGAACTCTCCGGGTCGGAAAGTGGGGCGATATGCAAGGCCAACTGATAGGCTACAAGGGACAGGAAATCATCGGGTGCGGTATAGACTGTAGTCGTAACATCCCCTTCGGTTACATCCTCAGTCTCAAGGTAGTTCTCCATATACTCAAGATATGGTTCCTCGACTTCACACCAGAGAGTACCGAACCTTACTGAGAAGGCGTTAATCCTGTCATCGTTTATCCGTACAACCTTGAGGAAGTTGTCTGGAAGGGTGTACCCGTAGGAAAACTGCCCCCATGTGGAAGCTGTCCCGTCTTCCTCGACTACCCGGGAAGTGAGTTTCGCCCTCTTGATAAGGAATGGAAAGTCCCAAGCCTTCAAGACGTACAGGACACACTTACTGAAATAGATATTCATAAGGGTGAGTTCCTTGGTAGAGACAGAAGGTGTGAGACTGTCCAACTCAGGGTTAAGGTCAAGTACCGATAAGGCCATCTTGTATAAGGTAAGTTTGTCCATAGCAACCTCTAAAAAAACCCGTGGGAAAGAGCACTCCCACGGTTATTCCGACTCTAGGCTTTCTTCTTTGAAGTAGGTTTCACAGGAATTACTTCCTTTTCTTCCTCAAGTGGTTCCTCTGGAATCTCTTCCTTTGGTTCTACCTTCGGAATATCCGCCTTCTTCACAAGCTGGAAGCATGGGTGCTTGAAGTCTGTTCCGGCAAGTTCAAACCTCGGCATTCCCCTTTCGTAATGCTTTCCATTTGAATAGCATTCCATGATACATGCGTATTCATCTGTCAGCTTTTCCAGCATTACAGGGGCCTCACTGGGATGAAGAGTTGTCCTGCGGTGAACACAGCGGTTCCAACAGTCAGCTTCAACCTAAGATACTGTCCACATCCTGCCGGGAGAGTGAACCTTCTCAACGGGGTAGACGTACTCAGGACAATATCCGCCAAGGCGAAATTGAGAGTGAGTTCGTCTCTCCACGTGGAGTGATCTGCACTTGACTGAAGAACGATTGCAAGGGTAGCGGCACCGTCAGAGGTAGCGGCCTCCCTGCACCAGAGTTCCAGGGTATTGTTATCCGGGAACTGTTGGTTCGCAGCCTCAAAGTCAATATACGTTGCCGTACCAGCGGTGGTACTTACGAGTTGCCCTGCATATACAGGAGTATCAACGGCAAAAGCTGGATCATCATCTGCAAGGTCCAATACTTCCCTTCCGAAAAGTCGTTTCAATTCATACAACATTTTTTTCTCCTTATGCCACTACATCTTCGGTAGGAAGCATTGATTCGCACTGGCGGACTACGAAACGGTCAAACATGATGTACCCGATTGCGTTCTGAGGGACTGCTCCGCTGTAAGTGATCGGATTCACCAGGGAACTGTTGTATGCGTTCAACGTATACAGGACACTTCCGGGTGCATAGATTCTTACACGGTTCTTGAAGTCCTTGGGAAGCAACGTGAACGCCTTGTACATGTTGGTTCTCAATTTCGCCATCTGAGTTGTGATGTCAGAATCAGCGGTGGAAATGTTGGCAATTCTGATGATGGAGAATCTGTTCATCACAGAAAGACCGGTCATCATCATGAACTGGGTCTTCTTCTCGAAGAAGTTCTTCCCGTTCTCTGAAATTACCTGCCAATCACCCTTGGTCACTTGGATTCCACTGGTTGCATGGTATCTTGGAGTGAGCATGTTCGCCCCACCACGGCCCCAAACAACAAACAATACTGAAGACATGGCCCCATCTGTGTTACCAGCGTTGTCAAGGGTCATGAATGAGGGAGTGATAAAATCAGTGGTGATCTTGTTGAAACGAGGCATGATTCCCTTGAATTCCTTGGGGTCGTCACCACCATAGATAAGACAGGATTCTACATCCAGTCCCATAGAGGTAACATGATCCATTTGGTCTTCTGATTCCAACTGGGTCGGGTTTGCGGAAAGCATGGACTCTTTCTGCCTTGAACTCTGCCATGATTCGATGATACCGAGGTTGTCCGAGAACATTTCCTTGTATCCCTTGGATTCAGTACCACCTTCATCAACCGCTACCCATTCATTGGTAGGGAGTGAGGTTTTTCTGAAACCCTTGTTTTCCAACATGGAGTTGGCTTCTACAAAGGAGGCATCCGGCAACATCGAGGTTGACTTGGTGATTTCATCAACGATGTTTGTTATGTCGGGACTCCCGGACCCTTGTGCCAATTCACTGAGTGTTCTGTATCCTACTGCCATTTTGTGGCTCCTATTTTACCAAGGGCGTTTGTCGTTTCCCTTTGGCGTGAGGAAGGATTCCGATTTCGGTGTCCTTCCGTACATTACATTGTTCGATAGCGGAACATCCTGCTCCGATATCCCTGAACCAATCTTTGCAAGCAACTCCTGTACGAAAGGATTGTTCTCGACTTGAGTCATTCTCAGATTCTTGTCAAGTTCGCTCCCTTTCGGTACCAACTGTTTGTATGCCTTCTGAGCAAACGCACTGTTCTTCTCGAAGTTGTCACCCCACACAGATTTTAGGACTGTCTGGCAATCCTCTGCTCCGTTCTTCCTGTATTCCTCCATCGTAGCGGTAATCCCGTCTGCAATCGCAGCATGTACGGCCTCTGCCATTTCTGGTGTAGCCTTGCTTGCCTTGAGAGCTTCCTCGATACCTTTCTGATAGAGTCCCTTGGAGTCGAATGTTGCATCAAACTGCTTGGAGAACTTGTATTCCAAGTCTCCTTCCTTCTTTACATCGGGGCTTTCCGGGTCCGGTTTCTTCCCATCCTTCAGTTCAAGGAACTTCTCCATTGCATCAGCGATACTGGTGATACCGTCAAGCCTTGGGTCTGTCTTGAATTTGTCAGGGAGTTGTGAACGCCATTTGTCCGTCTGCTGGTTTGGTTCAGGGGTCTTTTCGACAGGTGCCTTTCCATCGTCTGTCTGCAGAAACGGTGTATCATTGGTATTGATTGCCGGTTCCGTAACCACTTCAGGAGTTACTACTTGTGCCAAGTCTCCATTCTCAATCGCCATAGGTCATTGTCCTTTGGAAGATTCTAACTCTTCCACTGTCATTCTATACGATAATTCCGTATTGTCAAATGCCCAGTCAATAAACTTTTCCAGGACTTCGACATCAAGGAATCCCAATTCCTCCAATTTTGCTATCGCCCAGTTCCTCAAAGGAAGCTTTTCCGGGCCTATTTCATCGAAAACACCATGATCCACAAGAATCCTGAGAAATTCCGCCTTACCCGATTTCGTATTGTAGGCGGTTCTCATTTCAAGCCTTGCCCTCATCTGCTCGTTTGTATAGACAATATCTTTCCTTACCATCAGTTCATCCCTTGTGAATTATTGTTGTTACTGCGACCGGCATTGTTCCGGTTTATCTCACTCTGTTGCTGTTGCTGGTTTATCGCAAGCTGCTCCTGTTGCATTTCAGCCTTAGCCTTCCTCACTTCGGCAACATCGGCCCTTTCCTTCAATACGCTCTGAGGCATACCGGAAGCTATCATGAGCTGTCTGGTGAATTCATCCATATCAACATTGTCCAGGGCATCCAACTGGTCCATAGCGATCAACTGGTTCATCTTCTCCATAGAGGAGTTGAGTCCATCCTGCATCGTGTAGGTCTTGATGTTCCTGGCAAGAGGCCCGTCAAGGGATATCTTGAGAAGTGGATTCTTCACCCTCATGAGTTCCTTCGGTGGTGGTGGTATCCTATTGTTCCGTGCCATGAGAGAGATAGTCCTCTTTATGATTGGATTGATCTTCATGTACTGTGTGGAACCGAACACCGATGAAAGGAGTACGAGGCTCTCGTTCTTTATGAGTGAGGCTTGTGTAGCGGTAAGTACCTTGTCCTGTTGCATGAGATAGGTGAAGAGGTCGTTGAACATGAGGCTCTTTATCTTCGCTTCCTGGTCCTTTATCTTGTTCTCTGTCCAGCTCATGTCTATTGTGGACTGTATCGGCACTGGGATATTCTTCATGTCACCTATGATGTATGTCCTTGAACCGGGGTCTAGGTTGAGTTTCCCCTTGAGGTTCATGGGTGCTGCTATAGCCGGGTCAACAGTCTTGTCAATCGCCACAAGTTCCTTCTCACTCATTTTGTTGAGTCTCTTGAATTCATCAATGGCCCTCATTACAGGGGACATGCCGTAGCATGAGTTTCCGTTAGGCTCCCATATGTGTACTGCCACCGGGAAGGAGTCAAAGCCGGATTCCTCGATTATGGTGTTGTCCCTTGAGCAATAGGTTACTGATGCAAAAGCCTTGCTTGTGGATAGGAGCACCCTTCCCTTGCGGTTGGTCATTCCTTTTCTTGGATAGATCCCCATTACGAATTCGTTCAGAGTCTCACCCTTTCCACTTTTTATGTCCCCTATGATCTTTTCTGGTGTCTTATCCCCGTACCGTTCCTTTGCCTGGTCGGAAGTGAGGTCGAAGCGGTAGAAAATGGTGTCTACAGTACCACGTGAGTTCATGTCTACCCAATATTCCCAAGGGGCCAGGGTGTCGTAGACACATTCCCCTGTTATCGGGTCGTCAATGATGAATTCTGCCGATATCCCCTGTGCTATGCAGTCCCTTGAGGCCAACTTGTCCATAGGATAGAAGTTTGATTCCTCGAATTCCTTGTACACGTTCTTGAGAATGAGTTCCATGTAGTCATTCGCACCATAGATTTCATCACTGTTCTGGAAATTAGGCCCCTCGAACAAGATGTTGAACCATCGTATGGAGGATGATATGAGATTTCCCATGAATCCGTTCACAAACCGATCGTAGGCATCAATCCCGGTTGCATTGTAGAGCTTTATCTCTGGAATTGGTGAGTTTCCGCTTGTATATTGGTCAACCCTGTGTTTTACATAGGCACAAGCCTCCCAACGGGCCTCCTCACTCTTAATTCTTGCTGCTTTCAGGTGGTTCCACCGTTTCATGAAAGCCTTAGCCAACTGTTCTTTCGGTGCTTCCTGCAATTCCTCATTTCTTCCAAGGTACTTCTTGGTTCCATCGTCATAGCCGACCAAAATCTTTGTCATATGCTTTCCTCTTATAACGGACTATATACTGCCTCTGATACATCCCTGAAACTTATCCCCTTCTTCTCCAACTGCAACCGTACACGGTCTTCAAGGAGAACAGGGTCGGGGAACACCATCTGCTGTCCTATCTTATCCTGTGCTATCCAAGCCAAGCAGTCAAGAGCATCATCATGGGAAGCAAGTGGGTACATCTCATATTCCTGCTTGATGAATGTCTCTATCATGTTCTCCTCTTCAAACTTCCAGTTCACATGCATTGCAGCAAGGGGGAACCAGAAACGGTGTTCCCTGAATAACGGTTCCAACGCCCCTATCCTCTGTTCCTTTGAAGCGAAGCTGGCAACCTCGGTAATCTGGAAGCGGTAGTCCTGTATCTCCTGTACATACTCTATGTGCTGGATATCGGACTGCATGGATATCTTCTCATAGAAAACAGGCGGTTTAATATTGTTGTAGGTATACTTTCTCATTAGGGAGAAGAGAGCATTAGCCCTCTCTGTGAGTTTCAGCTTGTCCCTTATGATATCCAAAATGTAGTAGTTTCGGTCCTCACCAAGCCCTATCACCCACATGGTGGTGTAATCGCTTCTCTTTTTCTTGGAGTCTGCCGGGTCAACCAGGATATAGATGAGTTTTTCCTGGGGTTTGGTCCTCTCGTAGTACTGCACCCAAGAGGCGTTGAAAGCCTTTGAGGAGTTTGCCTTCGGATCGCAAAGCATCTGTGAGGCGAAGATTGCAGTAGACATCGCCTTACGCTTGAATTGAAGTTCTGTCTGGTCGTAGAGGATGCCCTTCCCGTCAGAGTCGATACAGGGATACACCCTTGGTATGGCATACCCCTTCTTAATGATTTCGTTATAGGTGTCGTTGTAGTGGTAGAAAGTACCGATGATCCTA